AGTTGACCGCTCTGGTCGTTCCTAAAGAGTTGGACTAGGACGCGCTGCCCAGATTCAAGCACTCCGCGCAATTCCTCATAGATTATTGTTCCTACCATTGAGACTCCTTTTGTCGGGTCTAACGAACCTACCCAATCGGTCTAGGCCGTTGGTGGCAATTGTTTTTCGCCCTTTATGGGTAGGGGATTGAGGCCCACGCCCTTGAGAATTTTGCAGCGTCCTTGGACATTGCGACGTCCAATTCAATATGTAACCACGTCGGCGTCCCTTGATAGGACCCGGCAGATTCGGCGTCGCTTGAATGAATGCGGACCCCTAGTTTGCCCTCACCGCGACTCGACTTGTAGGTCGCGCCATACGTTCCGAATGCGTACCAATTGACAAGGGAAATCCCCAGCGTCTCGGAATTGTGCAAGAGGAAATCCCAGATTAGCCGCGCTAGTGCTTCGTTTTCTTTTTCGGTTTTCTTGATGCCGTAAAAACAGTCCCACGCGTTTCCGGTCGCGTGAACCGATTTGATTGGCGGCGTCACGTTGCGATTCATATTCCGATTGACATAATCACCTAGCGACCGCGTACCCCAACGCGCTTTTGATAACTCAATAAGTTTTGTGATGCCGGGAGAAACTTGTTTCCCGTCCCAAGCGACGTTGTATGGGTACGGTCTAGGACTCATCGTTCTTAGGACCAAACATTTTTGGCGAGTCTTGACGAGTCTTGGCCGCAACGCCATTCCCGATTCCATAGAACACAATTGCCGAAATCATCGGGAGACCCGCATTGTCGTCGATTGAGTTTGTTGCAAGTAGGACCGTGATGCAGATAAGCGCGACAAGCAGAATAAGCGCCTTGGGAGGGTTGGAGATAATCACGCCGGGCCTACGTCCTCAACTGACAAAATGCCCTTGAAATTGGCGGTTCGTGTTGCTGTTGATGTGCCGGTGCTTGATGTAAGCGTTGCCACCAGAACAGTAGAACCAGCCGCAAATGTTGAATAAGCAATCAACATCCCACTTGACGAGAAACCGCCAGCGCGACAAAAAACAAAAGACGAACCCTGTATTGCTCCGGCAAGGTTTGTCAATCGAATGGTTTGTGTAACGTTTGCGTCAACACCATTGTTCAAGTTTGGCTCAAAATACATAATTCGGTAATAACGATTAGCAATTGCCGTGAAGGTTGTAGAGGTAATTTCGACTTCCTCAACTGTAAAACTGTCGTTTGCCGTTGCTGTTTGATAAGCAACAATGCCAAACCCGAACGCGTTTTGTTGAGCCGCGGTTAGTACCGCGCCGCTGACGAATGTTGTATTTGGTGCAATAGCCATAATTATTCTCCTTTAGAAACTTAATAGGTTGTTGTTAAGAGTTCCCCAAAGTGCATCGTTGAGGGTGAAAAATCCAAGGTTGTCCGTGCTCTCAAAATTGTACGAGACGAGGTGACTTGTCGGGGTGATGTTGTGCGAAATGCCCGAAACCATGAGGACTTGGGTGCTTGACGACGGAGCCCCGGTCACAAAGTTTTTTACCACGGTTGCAATTGACGTTAGATCGAGACTAAGCGCGGTGTTTTGATTAGCTTGAGTCAACGCGCCGAGTTCGGTTGTGAGCCCGGTGAACCGCAAAACCGGCGTTGCATACTTGCCCAAAATGTAATTGCCTAGACCCGCTACCTCGGCGGTTGTTGAATTAAGGAGGTTGGTGTCGGTGTAGGTTTGAGTTTGATATTGAGCAATCGAGGTTGAGTTGCCGGTCACTTGTACCGCACCCGCTGGGCTTTGAGTCTGGACGTATGTGTAAAGCAACGTATCACCAAACTGATTCTCAAGCGTTTGATACGCGAGACCCGTTCCGTCACCGTTGAATGTTGCAGCCGACGCGGTTAATACCGTCCCTCGACCTTTCCAAGTAAACGTCCCGTTGGCGGCCATATACACTTGACCTTGCTCAGATTGAGTAACTTGCTGAATGTAATTGAGTAAGTTCGTATCTTGAATAACGCTAAAATCGGCAGACGCCGCAGTCCCACCAAGCGTTGAGGTTCCGCTAGAGACGCTTCGAGCGCCCTGATAATTGACCTCGGAATATGCAAGGACGTTATTGATTCGCGTACTTGTTGACTCTTGGGTCGTGGTGTGCGCGTTGAGTTGGAGGTTTGCAAACACGGTGAAATTGTCCGAGCATTGTGCAAACATTAAATCGTTGTTGGCGAGGTCGTAAGCAAGATTCCAACTTGTAATGAGCCCGGTATAAATTGGGATTCCGTTTGCATTGATAATGATTGGGAGACGCGGTTGAATTCCCGTTGTGCCGGTGGAGGGTGACCCAATCCAATATGGCGATGACGTATTCAACGGGTCAAGGGACCGACCTTTATTCCAAAACGTCACCGTTGCTTGGCCTGATTGGAACTCTTGCAATTGTCGAGAGCGACCGCGCCCAATGTTTATATTCTGAACAAGACTTGTGAGATCAACATAAGTGATTCCGCCTAAAGTGCCTCGGCCCGTAGTGTTGAGGACGCCGTTTGTTGCGTCGTCAAGGATAAACGGTTGCCCAAACGCGGTTGTCGATTGAAACCCGACAAGGACTTGAATCACGGGTTGAGTCATACGCCTAAGAACACCGTTCCGCCTACGCGCTGGGCTGCGAGTATGGCGTCGATAATTTGTTGACCCATTAACGCCGGAGTTGCCACAAGACCCGCGTTCACGTTGACCGTAATGCCCTTGGCCGCGTTGAGGTTTTGTTGAGCGGTGTTCACGCTGCCGCCGAAAAACGCGGTTGACGAACTCAAACCAAGTTGATTTGCTGCTCCCGCAAGACTGCCCAACGCCTCTTGGAATTGTCCAAATACTCCCGGTATTCCGATCATCTCATCGGTGACGGCGGAGCCCGCAACGGGTCCAAGATTTAAGAGCTGAGCAAGACCGTCGGGACCCAGACCGTACCCAACAAGAGTTGAGAGATTGGCGGCGAATTTCTTGGCCATTGTGACTTGCTTGGCAAACTCGCCCACCGTGGTCATTGAGGCTTTTTTCTGCCGAGCCGCCGTCAAATTGGTTTCGGCATCGGCAACGCCCTGAATCGCTTTGGCGAGATTGTCCGCATCATCAGACTGCTGAGCCGTGTTGAGAGCCTCATACGCCATTTGGCGGTCCTTTAGAGCGGTCGTGACGGCATCGGCGGCGGTTGCATTGGTGTCAAATGCCTCTCGGAGGCTGACCATACCGGACAACTCGCCCGACGTGCTTTTGGCAAAATCTGCCATTTCTGCTCGAGCCTCTTTGAGCGCGTCTCGATATTTCTCAATGGACGCTTTTGACTTGTCTTTGAGAGTCTTGGCGAGGTCCGCTGCTGAGGTGTCAACTTGCTTTGTGCCGGTCTTAACTTTGTCGAGGACCTTGACCGTATCGGCGGCGGCAATGTTGTTGGCAATATAGTTTTCGCGCAATCGTCCAAACCGAGCCGCCTCAGCGTCAACCGCGTCGGTGACGTCTTTTGCCGTTGAGGTGTGGTCTTTTATTAGCCAATTAAACGCGGCAACAAGAGGGTTCGTAAATTGCAAAATGTCTGCAATCTTTTGAATTTTTCCGCCCAACAATTCCGTTTGCGGCGCTGCTCCGTCAATTTTATTAACAAATCCGCTGAGTTTTGTTGTCAAATTTGCAAGGTTGGTCGCAAAATTTGTCATTGGTGTAAGAACCAAATAGCCGATTGATTCCTCAAGTTCACCGACGGCAATGTTAAATTTTTTGAATCCGCCAGACGAGCTATTGGCTGCCGATTGGCTCATTCCAGCAAACGAGGTTTGGAGACCAATCAGCACTCCGTCAAGGTCTTTTGCTTTGACCGCGTTTTGGTCAAGCGGAACTCCTAATTTGCTGAGTGCTCCAAAATTTCCATTAACCGCTTTTGACAAACTTAAAGAAACGGTCGTGAGGTCCTTGTTCGTTCCGGCAGAAATGTCAAGCGCCAAATTCATCAAGGTTTGAGCCTGAGTGACGTCCTTGGTTGCTCGAATAAGGTTGCCAAGTGCCGGGCGCAATTCGTCGTCCGTCACCGCGGCGCTCATTTGGGTTTTTGCAATAAAATCCTCAACCGATTTGATTTGGTTATCGGTCGCGTCGGTGTTTGCGCGGATAGTTTGCTCAAGCAGATTGACGGACTTTTCGTCATCGGCTGCGGCCTTGACCATTCGTCCTAGTTCGGCAGTAACGGCACCAATTGAAATTGCACTCTTAAGCGAGTTTGTGCCAATCCCGGCAATTGATTTGTTAGCGGCGTCGGCTCCGGTCTTGTTGTATTCGGTGAGGATGTCAACGATTATTGCCACGGGTTATCCTCGCTTCAACAAACTTTTGTTGGTCTTTTGCTCAATGATCTTGACCTGAGTTTTGACGTAGGCGGTGAGTGCCGGGATATGAGATTCCGCACCCGGCCACATATAACGCGACGGTCCTTTTTTGCCTTGACGGTCGCCGTCCTTGTGCGGAACATCTACGCCCTCAAGGTTGGGAACAAAGGTCTTTGATTTGCCCGCATTGCGCGAACCCGCTACGTCATAGATTGCACCGGCGGCGTTGCTTTGAATGATTGAGAACATTGCGTAGTTTTGGCGGCTTGCCTTTTTCTTTTTCTTGCTCGGTCCGCCGCTCTTGAATCGGATTCCAGCTTTAACCCGAGGAAAATTCCAACGCGTCGAGTCGCCACGGTCTTTTATCAAAACGCTGTTTGCCATTGAATTAAGCGGGTTACCGTCTGGGTCAAGGTTGGTCAAGTATTGCCGCACCGCTTGAATTGCGGGTTTTGCCTCGCGTCTGATATTGGCGTTGATTTGCTTGACCGTCTCGGGCTCAACCTTTTTGAGAATTGCGAGCGCCTCCGTGAGTCCGTGGACTTGTGCGGATGACTTAGCGCTCATTTTTTGTTCCGATCAATAATTGCTTGGTTGAGAGTGTTTGCAAGTGTCAACGGCATCTGAATGATTTCCGAATATGGAATCCCGTTAAGGATTAGTCCGGCAATGACTCCGTGGATACCGTCACGCCAAAAGGGAGACGTTCGACCTTGTACGAGATACCTTTCACCTCGTCTTTGAATTTTTCAATGTTCGTCACGCGGCCTAATTGCTTATGAGACAAATACGCCAGAGTCACTAGATATTCCATTGAGAGGTTCTCGTCAATTGCCTTGATGATTGAAACGGTGTGCAACCGTTCAAATTCCAGCAATGACGAAACCGTCAAACAAATTTCATGTTCGCTGCCATCGACGAGCACCGTCGCGATAAACAACTCAAACATTAGACGATTGCTGAGGTGTAGAGGCCACCTTGAAACGAGATCGCCCCGGTAGAGGCAAGGTCGCCCACGGCACCATTTATCGGACTTAGGCTCGACATCAGAGTCGAACTTAGGGTCAGAGTCGGATTCGTCGCACTCACCGCCGCGGACGTCGGGCGCATAATCAGGGTCGTCGGAGTTCCGACAAGGGTGTTGAGCGTTGCCCAAACTTTAGAGGCTGCAAAATCTTGATTGAACGTAATCGTTGCCGAGTTGTTTTGAATGCCCCCAATAAACGAATGTCCGTTGGTGCTTGTTGCCGAAAACGCGGTTGATTCCACGGCGTCAACCGCTTGAACGAATTCAACCGATGAGACGTATGAACTCAAATCAATTGCGTTAACCGTGCAAAAAATATCTTTGTTTACGTAGATTGCCATTTGTTATTCCTTTTCCTTTTTGGGTTGTGTTGTCGGTGCAATATGCCCCGAATTAATAAGAGCTTCAATTGAGCAACCGTCGAGTTCCTCGCTTGAGATTGAGTCTCCGATTGATTTGTTTGCGACCATATCGGTCAAGACTTTATAGGTTGACATTTTGCTCCTTAAGCGGGGTATCCGACCCAAGGGACGGTGATTTGGTAAGCGGGTAGGTCTTGCCCTCCGACGCTGTAGACGGTACTACTTGCCGAGGTTGCACCCGTGGCATCGATGACGATGTCGACGAGGTTGAGGAGAGCAATGAGGGCGTCCAAGTTGCCGGGTGGCGGTTGGACTGCCGTGACGATAAATTCCATTGAGATTTGTACCGGCGTAGATCGCGTGATTGTTGGAGGGTCGATAATAACGCACCCGGGGCGAATGTTTCGCGCATCCGAAACGACCACCAACGAAGCGTCCTCAAGAGTCTCAACAAGACGTTCACGCGCTTCATTGCATCGGCCCATTATGCGACCTGAGCACGGTTGCAGCCCCAGAGACGGAGGATTTGACCCATTGCTCCGACGGGAGCGGGTGTTGACATTACGTCAAACGATTGAAACGAATCGAGCGAGCCGCGCTCCCGGTAAAGAGCAGCCGCGTACATCGTCGTCCCGAGTTGTACATCGGAGCCACAAGTTGACACGGAATCCGTATATCCGGCGGCTTGACGTCGACGATACGCGACCGCGTTAGCCGCGTCGGTACACGAGGCCACGAACAATTCGTCATTGAGTGTTGCTGGGTCAATGCCGAGCCAATCCAAGACGTCTTGGTCAACTATCCAAGTGACCGTGACCGAATATTCAATTGTCCCGACGGCAGCTTCGCGTCCTACATCGTCACCGACATTTTCGAACAAAACTTGGTTGGGAATCGTAACGCCTACATTGTAGGTGTAATCGCCTTGGTCGT